ACTTTATATAGTAATTTCGATAAGCCATAATTGAACACTCATCTTTTACATCATCAGGCATTGCTGGAGTTGGTTGTGTAAATTCCCCTTCTGGAATATTCATAGGAGGCAGTGCAAGTGCCTCATGTAATTTACGGTAACTCTCATGTGGCACATCTTTATTGTAACGATACATAAACTCATCGTTTAGATGTGTCCATAATTTATAGAGATATTCATAGTTCTCTCTTGATTGTCGAACCCAAATACCACTAGGGTGATTCACATGAGAGGCCTTGTATAGAACCTGTTCAAGATTAGAGTTCAGTTTCCATCGTTTAATCTTGCGTCCATTTGCAGTCTTACCATAATACTCTTCTCCATCCAATACACGATGTGCAGTAGACATAAGTTGAGCATACTCAATAATCATTTTACTTGCATGACTGTCAACGTGCATCTTTGCACACTCATCGACATAGTTACTCAAATAAAATATGTTCATACTATCTTCCTACCATATGTTTATATGTGAAACAACGGTCACGTTCTTTATAGTATTCTTTATTTCGCACATCTCTTTTGTCTGGAGCATTATTTAACAACCTCTCAATGTCATAATCATCATACTTTGCAATCCGTTGCCAGTCATTATCAAAATCGACTTTAGAAAACCACTCCACCCAATTTGGATCATCTTTGAAAAACTTTCTAGTATCATCCATTGTCATACCATAGTTTTTTAGAAATACACAATCCAATCTATGCATAGATTTAATACGGAATCTTTCATCTTCCACCATCCGTTCTTGGTGTTCGGCAACCATATCCAAATATTCATATCTAGCATCTTGTTTTTCTAATTCCATCTTTTGCAGTTCATCTTCCCAACTCATTTTCACTTCTCCCACCTATAAAAGATATGATCCTCAATCTCAATAGTCTTTGTTTTGGTTTCTGCCCACGCAGGTCGAACATAGTCGGCATGGTAGTGGGTTGCACCTTCAGTAATATCTAATATCTTTATACTACCATCAACAATGGAATTTGTCAATACTAATATGTCTTGAAATAGTTCTTTATTTTTTGGAACATCAGATTTACCATCACAATACCAACTGAATTGACAACGATTACGAACTGGAATCATTTCACCAGTTCCTTTCCACGATGGACGATGTGGGCCTTCCATAACTACATCACAGATAGTATTTGGAAAACGAGGATCGTTTACACGATTTATTGTAACAGACGCAACAGCAAGTTGTCCTGCTGTTGGTTGATTTCGTGCCTCATGATAAATGTTTTGAGCAAGACAATAAGATTCTACTTGATAAAGTTCATCTAATTGTCCTTGTGTAAGATCAGTAACATCAACAGTGTGACCATGAAAGGTCAACATTGTTCCCAAGAATAATTCTTTTAACATCTAACGTCCTTAAAATGGGATGTTATTATTTATTGATGCCTGTTCTGCACGATACTCGGCCTCTGCCTGCATCATATCATATTCACCATCAACACCATTCAGAATCTCTTCGGCATACTCACCGAAATGAATTCCAAACTTCTCTTTTGCTTTTGTTATGATAACAGGATAAGTCTCAGTCAATTGACCATCCTTATCATAGAAGTCGTAAACAAAGTTTTCAACATCCATCATCATATCTTTTACTGCACCCATTATATACTCCTTTGTTCAAAAAGTGTTTCAACTAAATTTTCTATCATTTCATCAATGACTGTTTGTCCAGATATACCATACTTGTCTACCGCATTCTGAAAATCACTGATAGTCATAGATTCTACCTCATCAAGAATAGACTCTTTGACTTGTTCATTCACTAGGTTACTCATTATACAATCTCCTCAAAACCAGCAAACGCAACACGATACTTGGTAGTTCCGAACAGCATCTGATCGTTTACAGAAGTAGAACGCAAACCATACTCAACTCCACCCTCTACAGGAAGAGAAGCCATGACAGTAACATCTTCAGAGAAGTCACCATTCTTGATTACTTGTCCATCAAACTCAAAGACTTGTGGTTTACTCCAAGAACCTTCGATGTTCTGTGTTTTCCGAAAGGCATATTCCAATGCCATATCAGCAGAAAACTCATCTGGAACATTCACAAACGCAACAGTGCGAGGTGAATCTTCAAACGCAGTGTGAATTACAGCAACTTGTTTCATAATATATTCTCCTTTTCTCACTCTACATAGCGATCTTAACAAACAGTCAATAGTTTGTCAAGCACTTTTGTAATATTTGTTGTAAATTGTTTTTATTTTATCTAACTCTGGATGTTTGTGTATCCACTGGCCAGTAGAAGGATTGAATTCCGTCTTGAAGAAATTATCCATCTTTTCATTGCCTGTAGACTCATTCACCTTTATTTCTCTACAAAGACTATCAAAGTCTGCATCACTCATAATCGAATCATCTTCCATTTCGTATGCATATGCAGCGACTGATAATTTAATTCTATTTCTTATTTCTTGATTAATCATAATATATCTGCATCCCAAACTAACTGAGCAAGTTTATCTTGCATTCTATAGGCCTCTTTCTCCCAAGGCAAGTCATAGTAGTCAGTTTTTTCTGGGATTGTTTTCTTTTTCCACTTCTTACCATAACAGTCCATCTCTTTGCGAGCATACTGTTTAACATGAACCATCTCATGACAAATGGTAGTAATGAAATCTTTAAGAGTTAGGTTGTTTGCAACCTCAATGGTGAACTCACGATTAGTGTCTTCCATCATACACCAACCAACAGCATCGCCAGTCAGTTTCTTGATTTTCACTTCAATCTCTAAAGTGCGAAATCTAGGAAGTAGAGCAGAAATCATCTCATGAACAACCTTTTCTGCGATTGCTCTCTGGAACTTGTTTCCACCAGTAACTTCAATAATATTCATAAATTACCTCTATTTCTCAAACTATATGTATATTATATGTTATTATAACAAGTATGTCAAGCACTTTTTGACATTTTTTTGCTTAAAAAACCCTTATAAATCAACGACTTATAAGGGTGAGGAATGGTGAGACAACTATTTAAAGTGAGAAAAGAGAGGAGTTGCCCCACCATTTATTAATAGTAACCGATAGTTACTACATTGTCAACACATTTTTAGTGCTTCTTCTGTGGTTTCTTTAACTCTACGAGTCCAACCACGACCAAATGTTTCAAAGGTTTTAAGTTTTTCATAATACCCTTGACGATTATTTTGGTAAGTTTCAATCGCAGATTCAATTCCTTCAATCTGGACATATGCATTCACTGCTCTAAGTGTTGCAGGGCCAATTGCTCCATCAGCAGTTGCACCTACCATACTTTGAAGATACTTAGCAGCTCTACCAGTGCCGGCATTAACGCCAAAATCAAACACACAAAGATCCAAACCAGATGGTAGTTCATCACCCTTAACCCTTCCCCAATAGTTCTTTTCATAGATGGGGGCGACATCTTCAACCGTTAGGTCTTTCATGTCTTTAGTTCCACCCCACTCTTCATAAACTCTTTTGGTAACTCCGAGATTAGTCTCGCCGCCAGGGTCTTTGGGATGGTTTACATACCCACCTTCATGGTGAAGTATCATTTCCAAGCAATGTTGATAATTTTGTTTCATATTAACTCCTTGTAAAATTATCAGTCCACCCAAATGCTTCTTTGACTACTTCTTTGGATAGTCCTTTATACACTTGATGTAGTTTCTTGTCTTTTGCATCAATCAAAAGTTGTGCTTCATTTTTATGCAATCCTTCTAGAGTAGCAATAAACAAATTTTCTCTTTTGAATTGTGGCAAAGAATCTTCACCACCTTTTACAAAACGATAGAGTTTTCTTGCTTCTCTACGAAGCACAGTATGTTCAGTTCCCTCTTCTGCTTCATTTTCTTTGTAGGGAACGTCACCTTCTGGAATCAACCAGACGATATTAGGATCAAAAGAAGATTTGATAATCATACGAAGCGGGTCGCAATCGTATTGTCTAAGAACTTCAACCTTCTTATCCTTTGTCTTTGCATTATGCACTTTCTTTAGAACCTCAGAAAGTAGAGGTGTATATGTGTCTCTTACCATATTAAAAGTCTCCAATGTCATTCATAAGATTTTTCAATCTATTTTTTATAAAATAATTTAGTAGTTTTGATCTTTCACCTATCGGGGGCTTCTCAAACTCTTCAAGAATCCTCTCCTTCAAGTCACTTGGAATGCAATCCAAATCAATCAAAGTTTTGTTGCGTTGATAATTTCTCATCATTTCCTCTGTGCAAAAATCTTCTGGTTCAAGGTCAACCCAAGTCTCCAGTTTTTTCTTTGCAATCGGTCGTTGACGCAACTCATCTACAAACGTATTGTCTGATGATAAGAAGTTTGGAACTCCATCACTTCTATCACCTTTCAATATATGTTCCTTTATATATAGGTGAGGGTCAGTCCCATTGAGAAATTTCTTCTGAACTGGTGAATATTGTTTTACAAAGTTGTGTTTATGCAACTGTATAAAGTCCTTATCACCAGAAAGAACTAGAACCTTTTCATATGCATTTGGTGTTTTAGAAATATGCTCAACAACAGCAGCAATACAATCGTCTGCTTCTGCACCCTCTACTTCTAAAACTTTATATGGAAAGTTGTCTCTAATCTCATCACGAATATTGTTCAGAGTTTCAAAGATTAGATTCCAATCGAGGCCTGAGGATTCTCTATCCTTCTTTCGATTGGATTTGTAATTGGGGAAGTAATCTCTTCTCCAATATTTTTTGCTATCATAACAAAGAACCAGTTCACCATATTCTTCAAAAAACCTAGAACGATACATTCTAAGAGAATTCAAAACCATATGACGAACCATATCTCCATCGACATCATTTTGTTTTTTAGAACCAATTTGCATCATAAGATTACTGATGGTGACTTGGTTCATGTCCACTAAAATCATAGTTTATCACCTTTTTTCATAGTATTATATATTATCCTAAAATAGAATGAATGTCAATAGATTTTGGAGCGGGCAAGGAGAATCGAACTCCTGTCATCAGATTGGAAATCTGAGGTAATACCATTATACGATGCCCGCATTATTTACGTTGTGCCCTTATACACACCACTTGATTATTTGGTTTAGGAAAACCATTCACTCTTCCAATCTTCCCAACCACGAGTTCTCTTTTTTGTAAGCATTGTTCCATACTATAATACTTACCATAAACTTCTGAATTAACCATTGGAGTCGAACTAGAGCCCCAAACTAATTGCACTACTACTAATATCCACATATATTTTAACCTTATGGTGCTCCCACACAGAATCGAACTGCGAACTGATGATTACAAATCAACTGTTATACCGTTTAACTATAGGAGCGTTATTCTTCATCAGTATCATCTTCTAACAAACTATCAACAACATCTTCCATGAGATCAAC